GATCGCAACGATCCCCAACGTTCCCGTGACGCTCACCTCTGGCAGCATCGTCAAGACGGGGCTCAGCATGACGTGGACCATCGGCGCCGTCGGCGCTCCGGTGACCGCGGCTGCGCTGACGCCGGGCCGCGCGTACACCATCGCCACCATCGGCAACACGGACTTCACGACGATCGGCGCCAGCGCCAACCAGGTCGGCGTGACGTTCGTGGCGACCGCCACGGTGGTCGGTGGTACGGGCACCGTGACGAACCAGTCGGTCACGACCGGCGTGTTCGATCAGGATGCCGCGACCATCCGTGCGCTGTGCTCGGGGTCCGTGCCGGGCGTCGCGACGACCTACACGATCTCCGTTCCGGCGAACGTCGGCAACGTGGTCGGGTACAAGTCGGACGGTACGCCGCTCACGGTGACGGCGCCTAGCTCGTCCAACATCGGGACGCTCGCGGTTACCGCGCCCGACCCGACGTACGTCACGGTCGAGCTGTTCTTCACCACCAGCGCGGTGCCTGCCTGATGAAGGGCAAGGGCGGCATGTCTCTCATGATCGCCATCGGCAAGAAGAAGCCGGGGATGGGGATGGAGCGCGGCTCCTCCCCGTCCCTGGGTTCCGAATCCGAGGACGACGAAGAGATGGGTATGGACGGCGAGCTCGGCTCGGTACTCAAGGCCTACGAAGAAGCGAAGGCCAAGGGCAAGTGGGAGCAGGCTGCGGCGCTCTTTAAAGAGGCCGTGAAGTCCTGCGGATACGAGGAAGAAGAGGACTGATATGGCATATTCGCGGACGCTTGCTGAACTCGAACTGGCTGTGCGGCGTGAAGCCGACATGGTGAACTCGCAGTTCGTGACGTCCGCGGAAGTGCGGTCGTACATCAATCAGTCATGGGCTGAGCTGTACGATCGCATGGTCATGTTCGACCAGGAGTACCTCCTCCGGTACGTCGATATCTCCGCCGCTGCATCGAGCGCGAACGGGGATTTCGACGTACTGGTGGACGGTCGAACGGGCATCGTGCTGCAGGTGGTAAACCCTGGCGGCACTGGCACGGGGACCGGGTACGCAGTTGGAGAAGAGGTGACGCTTGTGCCGGTAGGCTTCCCCGCGCACTTCGTCGCCGCGACGGCGCGCGTGACCAGCATCGACATCGTGTCGGGTGCGGTCATCACGCTGGAGCTGACGAGTTCGGGGTTCGGCTACGGAGCGAGTAGCGCCACGAGCGTTGCCGGCGACTTTGAGAACGTGTCGATCCAGTCGTCTGGCGGCGGAGGTGGCGGCTCCACGAGCGTCATCATCGAGAGCGACTTCTACAAGTGCAAGGGCGTGTGGATCGGCGGCACAAGCGCGGCATCGCCTGGCGGATGGAACCCGTTGCGTCGCTTTCAGTGGGAGGAGCAGAACGCGTTGCGCCAGGCGGACCTGTACGGCGGCCTTGCTGCGCTCCCGCTCTACCGCGTGTACACGCTCTCTGGACGCGAAAAGATCGCGATTGCGCCAATGATTTCGGGGACGTACCGTATTTGGTATTACCCCGCGCCGAAGCGGATGCTGTCGGATGTCGAGCGCATCGATGGACGTGCAGGCTGGGACGAGTGGGTCGTGAAGGACTCTGCGATGAAGTGCCTCATCAAGGAGGAAAGCATCGAGCAGGCGGCCAGCATGAAGGTCATGCGCGATGAGATCTTCAAGCGATTCGAGATCCACGCAGCAGAACGTGACGCGACGCAGCCGGAGCGCATCAGGAACGTGCGCCTCTTGAGTCGCCGCGCTACCCCCTGGAGTCGGTAAATGGCCGGCGCAAAGCCAGAGCAGTTCACGCCACGCCCGAGCGGGAACCTCACGCTCGACAAGGCGCAACGCTCTATCGCGGAAGCGACGGATGCGATTCGTCAACAGCCGCCTCCGTCGCAGCTGGTGACAAGCCTCACCAAGAATCGGCCAGGTCAGGGAATCCAGTTCAAGCCAGGGCAGACCGTCGACATTCCGCACAATCTTGGTCGCTCGCCGAACGGCTTCAACATCGCCAAGGTCGTCACGAATACGAATCAGGCCTCATCGGCGCCAGCAGCAGTTCCGAACCTGCAGGTTGTTGAAGTTCCGGGCCCACTCGGGCAAAAGATCATGCGGCTTCGCTACATTCCACCGAAGGACTCCAACGGGAACGACATCCTCGACCCGGTGAACCTTCACCTGGAGATTCTCTGATGGCCGCAGCAAACGAGCAGATCATCAACTTCCCGGCCGTTGCTGGTCTCGACGCGTACACCGACCCCAACAACCTGAAGCCGCCGGCGCTTCTCCAGGCAGACAACCTTACGGTCGTGAACCTTGGTGAGCTCCGCACGCGGCGCGGATTTGAGCTTGTCGAAGGAGCGGCGGGGGAACCCGCGACGGCGTTTGACGGCGACGCGGTGCCAAACGTCTCCGTGGAAGCCGTGGGGGAGTACGCGGGTACAGATGGGGAGCGCACCGTCCTTGCGGCCGGCTCAAAGCTCTACGAGTTCGTCGGGTCGGACGCGTTACATGGGTGGCGTACGGTTAACCGCCTACCCGAGTTCGTGGGTACGTTGCACTCGGTAAGCCCTAGCGGCGCGTCGGTCATTGAGGTCGAGAGCATCGTTGTGGCCGGCGGAACGCTGCGCGTAACGGCATGGGTGACGGGTACGCGCACGGGCCAAGAGTTGACGAGCGACCTTGTCTACCAGTCGCAGACCACGGGCGACGGCAACAGCGTATATTTTTCCGTGCAGCGCGAGGGCGGTGGCGCGTTCGTCAAGCCTCCGACGCGAGTGGCGGGCGTGCTGACGGCTTACGTACGTTCGGCGACCAATCTGCGGATGGCGGTCCTCGAAGACGCCGGCAGCGACTACGTCCTCGTGGCGTGGCGCGCATCCGGTGGCGGGGTCGAGTACGTTGTGATCGATCCCGACGCAGGCTCGGTGACGCCGACGCAGGCTCCGCTTCTGACGACAGGGCAAGTCTGCCATCGGTCCTTCGACTGCGTCGCGCTTCGCGGAAGCGGCACCGCCACTGCGGTGTTTGGCCTGTGCAAGTCGGATAGCGGCGGCTCAGTAAGTCCCGCCGTCCTTGAGGCCCGCGCAGGAACCATCAACGTCGTCACGGGCGCATGGACGTTGGTGTCGACCGTGGCAGACATCATCGACCATACGCCGCCGGGAGCCGGCGCATGGTTCAACCCGTGGGCCAACCGAGGCATCGTGCTCGAACAGGAGCCGGCGTACGTCGGAGGAACCTGGACGGTCTCGTTCGGCGCGCGCGTCGTCTCGCGGTATTATAGCGCGCCCGCGACCGCAACAGTTCAGCTGGACGGTCAGCTGGTGCTCGGTCGAATGACCTTCAACGGAACCACGCTCACGTCGCAGCCGGCGCAGGCCTACGTGCCGTTCATCGGCTTTCAGACCGAAGATGCGCATACGTCGGTACTCGGGCTACCGCAAGGTGGCGTATATCAGAGCGCGCAGGCGACGGCGCGCACGGGCATCTTTACGCAGTGGGCCACCACTACGCCGTACCCGTTACCGACTGGCCTCAACAGTTCGATCATCCTGACCGGGCGCCTGGCGGATGGCACAGTTCAGCCGTACGTCACGACGTTCTCGAACAACTACACTGGCAACGGCGTCACCAACACCGCGCTTTTCATCATGATGCCGGGTGAAGCGTACGATGGGCGTGACCGTTCGCGCATCGCGGCGTCAGGACTCTATCCCCGGCCGTTCCACATCTACGACCGCAACGCGCCACAGGCGATGACGTGTACCGGAACGGATCTACGGCAGACGAATCAGCTCTTCATCCCGGCGTATGTGGCCGGCGTCGAGAACTTCGGGTTCACGGCGAACGCAATCATCCCCGGTGTGCAGTTTCAAAACGCAGGTGTGACCATCTGCACGGCGACGATTGCGACCGACGTCAACGGTTCCATCGTTGAGGTTGCCATCGAGAGCGGTATGCCTGGCAATTATCCAGCGGCGGCGCCAGGAAACGTGCCGATTACGGGTGTCGTCGGGGCTGGGGCCGGCACGCTCAATACGGCGACGGCGTGGAACTTTATCCTGACGCCGCTCGGGTCAAACAATCTCGTCAACGCGCGCGATATCCCGGAGGTTGCGAACCTTACGACGAACCCGCTCTACCGGAGCCCGCGCGGACTTGAGCACTGCGTGCATCGGTGGAGTGTTTTGGCGCAGGACGCGAACATTGTCCTTGCCGTAGCGACCGTCGCGACGAACAGTATCACAACGCCGAACAGTGATGCGCCGTACGGGGCGGCGTCCCCACATACGCAGAACAACGCCTTCGAGCTCTACAGCTGGAACGCCGCTGGGGCCGGTGGGCCGCTGCGCAACATCACGGCTGGTGGTGGCGGCACGAGCAACCTCATCACCGCCCTCGGTGGGCCATGGCGCCTGGTGGCGGGTCTTCAGGCAATCGGCACGAACGACTTTATCTGCGCTGTGTGCCCAGCGGGCGACGAGTTTCAGCAGAGCACCTTCCTCGTGCGCTCGACCGCGCCATTTTCGTCGGTCACGATTACCGACCCGGGCACGGGCAAGAGCATGAACCAGTCGAGCTCGCAGTTCGTCACGTACGAGGGCAGCATCGGACTGTTCGTCGAGTCGTGTAACGCGATGCGTACGACCGCAGTGCCGTACAACGTGCCGCGCCTTACGCTGTCGAACGCGTATTACTCGTGCGGGTTGCTTCGAAACGGAAGCTCCAAAGGCTCGCAAGAGGTCATGGTAGCGACGTACGAGCGCGCGCCACGCGACTGGCGACGCCTGGTCAAATTTAGCGACTACACGTTCATCAACGGTGGAGTCGTCTCGGCGTTTGACGGTGCCACCGCGTGCGAGGCGGTGCCATTGCTCTGGCCGCAGAAGGACTTCACGAGCATCAACTGGACGGACATCGATCCCGAGCTGTACGTCGTGTCGCAGCTGAACGCTGGTAGCCCGGTGCTGCGCGACCGCGCGAGCTCCTTCTTCAACATGTATGGCTTCAATGGCTCGACGAGTATCGGAAGCTATCACCTCATCAACATCACAAGGCCGTGGTTCAAGTACGAGGCGGGTCTCTACGGTAAGAACGGAGATGACCTGGCGGTGAAGGGGATCGCCTGGGGATCCATGTTCACGTACTGGGGAGGCAATCCAGCACTCAACTACGAGAACGTCTACGTCGACCAACGCATCCAGCAGTTGTCGACGTCTCCGGTCTCTGGCTACACGGGCGGGCTCAGTCAGGCCGGAGGCCTGTCGCAGCATTACTATGGACGCTATCAGGCGAACCCCGCGCTGTACGACAACGCTTCGCCACCAAAGCCGCTGGCGGTCGGCCCGAATAACTCGCTGGCTCTGTGGCAATGGGCGCCACGCTCCGCCGCAGGGTGGGCAACGGAAGAGGCAAGTCTGTACAACCCGGCGGATGCGGGTGGCGACTTTCTCATGCGCTGGACGTACGAGTACGCAGACGGCACGGGCCGCATGGTGCGTTCTGCACCAAGCTCACCGACTGTCTACACCGTCTGTGCACAGATTCTGGGGGCATGGGCTCGCCAGAACGACGTTCCATCGTACTACGGCGGCGAGGTCTCCGAGTTTCGCTGGGGCTTCTTTGCACCGCGTCTTGAGCTGACGAATCGCCTGCAGACGGCGGGCTCTGACCCGCGACGCGTGGTGCTGCAGCCGTATACGACGGCCGAGCCGTACTCGACGGTTCTCTACCGCGTTCCATTCAGCAGTTTTGACAATCCGGTCAGCGACTTCGTTGTAGGCCGCAATCAGACGCGTGGCATCGTGCCGTATGCCAACGTGCCGGTGTCGAGCCCCAACCCGCTTGGGTTCGTTATCAACAACTTCAGGCTGTTTGATGGTCCGACAGGCGACTACAACGGCATCATGTCGGAGCCGTTCCTGTACACCACGGGCGGCGTACTGGACAATGTGGCCCCGCCATCCTGCAAGGCGATGTGCGTACACCAGAACCGCTTGGTCATTGGCGGCGCCGATGACCCAACGGTGGTCTGGTTCACGAAGGAGCTGACTGCCACCGACGCACCGGGCTTTAACGATGCCCTGACGTTTACCCTGGAAGAGGGTGGCGCAGTCACCGGGCTTGCCTCGCTGGAGAGCGCGCTTGTTATCTTCAAGCCGCAAGACATCTTCGTCATCTCTGGCACGATGCCGGATGCGACGGGGTACGGCCCCTCGTTGGCGACGCCTATCAAGTTGCCTCACGGAGTAGGATGTCGAGACCACCGCTCGGTCATTGAGACGCCGATCGGGATCTTCTTCCAAAGCGACCGGACCATCGAGCTCCTCACGCCGGCGCTTGAGCTCAAGCCAGTTGGCCTGCAGTTCAACGGGCTCGACGGGCTCGATACGATGACGATCACTTCGACATCGCATAATGCGGAACGACAAGAAGTCTATTTCACGTACTACTTTACCACTGACGCACAGCGTCGGAGCCAGGTCGCCGTGTTTAACTACGGGATCAACGGCTGGTTGCGCTGGACGCTCAACCCGCTTGGAACCGGCTCGCAGCTGATGGCGACGATCGGTGGGCAAAATCAACTGGTGTGCTCTGGCTCCAACATTGCCGGTGCTCCACAGGCACTCTTTTACCGCGAGTCGAGCATCTACGCGGACAAGGTAAAGAACAACTCGTACGCGTTCATCACGACGACGCTTCTGACGGCGACATTCGCAATGCATGAGGTGCAGGGCTACGAGCGGGCCAAGCGCGCAAGCGTGCTCTTGAATCCAGCAACGGGGTCCTACCCGACCATCCAGATTCAGGTGCGCGGGCCCGCGCAGTCGCCTCCGCAGCTCGCTACTTGGACGCCGACCGAGGTTGGCTCGCTGATGACGTCCACAAACTGGTCGGGGCAGCTCGAAGTGCACGTCTCGGAACAGAAGAACAGGGCGGTACTGCTCGGCATCGTTACATCCGGCACAGGCGCGGCCAACAACATTCCGCTTCGGATTGCGGGCTTTGCCTTCCGCATCGGCTTGAAGACCGGATTCAACAAGCGTACAACCGAGACTGCACGTCATTAGGAGCGGCCATGGCACTTCCACTCGCGAATATCCTCGGAACAGCCGCTCTTGGCGCGGCGACTCCGTACCTCAGCAAGGCGCTGCGCGGCATCTTTGGTGAGGACGAAGCGACTCGTGAGCGCGAACGCGCCCTCGCCGAGATTGATCGCGTCGCAAAGGGTGGCACGACGCAAGGCCAGGCAGCCATTTCGTACGCTCGCGGCCGGGCGCTGTCGGACCTGGAGGCGCAGGCGTCGCGCGGCACGGCGCAGCAGCAGGCTGGCCTTCGTCGAGAAGCCATGGGCCGCAATGTCGAGGCGCAGGCGCAGTATGCGGCGCAGCTGGCGGAGCTTCGTGCGCGCGAGCAGGAGAAGGCGCGGGAGACCTCCGCCCTGCTGCGCGCTCAGAAAGCTCGCGAGGAGGGGATCGTGGCCCGCTCGTCGGCCGCCAAGTTCGCCGAAGGTCTGCTTACGCCGCTGTCGCAGCAGCTTTCTCTGCCGGATGCAAAGCCCGCGAAGCCGTCCGTTCGAATGGCTGGCGCGACGGTGTCTGGCACCGCTCCGACGGCTGCACGAGTACGGCCTGCAGCGCCTGCAGCGGCGCCAGAGGACCCGTTCGCAGAGGTCTCGAAGGCGACGTTGACCGGCGAGATTATCCCGGGGTTTGGACTTGCGCTCGCGGGCGGCCCGCAGACGTCCGAATCCGCAGCGATGCAGGATCTCGGGGCGCTGCAGCAGGCGCAGTCGGCTGGCGCGGCAAAAGCGGCGTCCGCCGTTGCCGACTACGAGCCGTTCGCGTATGGCTTCACGAAGCAGGAGATGGAGAGCCCGTCTCTTGCGACTGGCGAAGGGCCAGCAAAGCCGTCGATCTACGCGATGGGCGGTCTCGACACTGGCGGCGTGAGCTTGAGTCAGCCGCAGGCACCGGCGCCTATCGCGATGAGCGGCTTCGGGTCCTATCTCAATCCTGGACGTGCGCCTGTCCCGCAGATGGCGCCGAACAGTCCGGTAACGCCGACGCGTCGAAAGGCCGTTGTGGCGCCGAAGCAGCGCCTGAAGCCAATCAATCTTGGCGACGTAGACTCGCCGGACTTCACGCGCGGCACGTACCTCGGCGAAGTGGACTCCCCGGAGTTTGCGCTTGGTCGTCGTCCTGCGAAGCTGCGCACCCGCTGAGAGGAACCCATGGCACAGTCTCCCGTTCGTCAGGCAATCGGAATGGTCCCCTATGGCGGGGCCCTGTACGACCTCGGAGCGTCCGCGTTCGGTGGCGAGGACGGGGTGCCGGTGGAAGAGGCCGCTGCGATGCAGGCGGCTCCAGGGCCGACGTTCACCCAGATCCCTCCCGAGCGCGAGGGAACGGTCGTGGACCAGCCGCCGACGCCGCAACGGCAGATGACGCCGGAAGAACTTCAAGCGGCGCAGGATGACCAGCTGAAGCGTCAGCTGGCGATGGTCGACCAGCGCATGAAGCTGATGGGCCTTACGGGTGGTGGTCGCCCCGCGATGCGCATGAACGAGCTGCAGCGCGAGGGCTTCCGCCTTCAGGGCCAGGCACTCGAAGAGATGCGCGCTCCGCTCGACACGGAGACCGCCGCGCGCGCTACTGCAATGCAGCAGGCGCAGGGCGTCGGCGCGCAGTATATTGCCGACCTCAAGACGCTGCAGGCCCGCCAGCGGGGCGAGGCGGAGGCGCGCAAGGCCGCCATGGCAGCCGACGAGCGTAGGCTCCGCGAGACCGAGGAGGGATTCGACGCCTCGCGCGTCATCCGGAACCTCGCAGACAAGCCGCTGGAGACGTCGGCCCTGTCGTTCGCGGCTGGCCTGGTGGGCGCGCTCAAAGGTGCGACGGGCGATATGACCCCGAACCAGATTCTGGCCGAGGTCGACAAGGCCGTCGAGCGCGACGTGCTCAACCAGACGACGGCCTACGACCGCATGCTTCGCGGCATGGAGGTTCGCCGCACAAACTTCCTCGACGCGCGCCAGATGGGGGCGGACGAGCAATCGGCCCTGGCCACGACGGCCGCTGCCTCCCTCGACCAGTTCCGACGCGCCATCGACTTCGCGGCGCAGCGCGTTGGAGACGCCCAGACGAAAGCCAAGCTCACCGAGGCGTCCGGCCAACTCAAGATGCAGCAGGGCGACCTGCAGATGCGCATTGCCGAGAAGAACGCTGCGGCAGCCGCCGCACAGTCCGCTCGTGTGCAAGAGATGCGCATGAAGATGCTCGACCAGATGCAGCGCGCGACGCAGGCGGATCCTGCGCTTGCCGAGGACATGGCTAAGCGGTACCCGGACCTCTACACGAAGTTCGACAACAAGATTCGAACGTCCAACGGGCTCGCGAACCTTGCCAAGACGATCACGGGAGCAGGCGATCCACAGGCGCTCAAGGATTACTGGAACACCACGGTCACGAAGGCATACCGCGACGTGCTGTCGAAGGTCGAAGGCGATATCGCGTCCGATCCAAAGACGAGCTTCTTCGATGGGATGAGACTGGCGCTCGTCCGCAAGCTCACGCAAGATGCGACGACACCTGAGCAGAAGCAGTTGGCTGCGGCCGTGCAGCAGCTCGTGAACTACAACCTTCGCGACATCAGCGGTGGTGCCGTGACGAACAACGAGAACGC